TTCTATTTGATAATTTTCCATTCCATTTGTAAGTTTTTTCAATAATATTCATTTTTATTTCCTCCTATAAGTCAATATTTTCCATAATTGCTCTAGCTTCTAAAACAGCAATATAATCTTTCATAGCTTTTAATTGTAAATCATATGTGCTTCTAGGACATGTTGGTTTAAAAGATAAACAACCTTTGTCCCAATTTTCAATCATTCTATTTAAGCCATTGTATCTAATAATAAGTTGCTCATATTCGGCTTTAAATCTCTCTTTGTAATCATTACTAATCATGCCGATAGCTGTTTGAGGTAATGCATTTGCATCATATTCTCTATACGATTCATCAAATGGCTTTTTAGGAGACCAACTTTCATAATCATTAGAATATTTAACTAAATATCCTTCATCATTAGGATCTTCATCTTTTGGAATAGTCCATCCACGATATTTGTTATAATCTCCTCTTGTCATTGGTTTTGCTTCAATTAATTTAACTCCAACATATTGTTTCATTTTTTTATCTCCTTATATTTAAAATTGTTCATTACTACCGTTTTTTCTATCGTTTAACAACCTTTTTTTCAATTTTTGGTTTTTAACCATAATAAAAGAGAGCTATTCGCTCTCTTCAACTATTCATTTTTATTTATACTTGGCATTTCATCAGTAAATGTTTCAAGAAATCTAGTCACTTTTTCATTAACCCCTTTAAACATTGGAAGTCCAATTAATGCCCAATTTTTTAGAATGCTTAACAATTCAAAAACAATAAATAATAAAGCAAACACATCACTAATTCCAATTGTGGTGATACCGATTGCTTTAAAGATATCTAGTATTTGTGATGGCAACCACGCAATCAAATCTAAATGAATTAGAAAATCAAGTACAACTAAAAAAAGCAAACATGCAATCATGCTTACTTTTCTAATCATTCCATCAATTCCAATTGTAGAGTTTGTCTTTTTCTCTTTGAATGATCTCATTACACCTAAGAATAAATCAAAAATAATGACAAAAGCAACAAGCGCCAACATTCTATGTGCTTGTAAATAATTAAACAACATTTCCATTTTTTCCATTTTCCTCACCTTCTAAACTTCTAACATAAATTCAATTGACATTAATTCTCTAGGAGTCAACTCAGCTTTATTGATATCTTCTACAGTTACTTTTCTAATATCAATGTTGATATCTTCATCTTGAAGTTTTTCAATTTCTTGTAAAGCTTCTTGCAACTTGTCTTCTGGAATGTCATATTGACGTGTTGCTTCATCAATGATAGCTTTTCCGTCTTTATCCTTATTTGCAGCTTCTTCTAATACTTTCGTACGTGCATCATCATAAGGCTTTAATTCATCATCCAATAATTTAATATTTTTTCCTACACGATATGCTACTACACTAGACATACCAGCCGTATTATTTAACTTTATCAATACATTTCTACTGTTTAAAATATCTTTAATTTTCATATACACTTTTCACTCCTAATTTGTTTTAATATATTTCAGTATCGCATACCCTGTCACATCAGCAAAACCATTTGATTGACCGACCTGTAATATTAAATTTGTTTTAGTCACTTGAACAGAGATACCATCATGATCGTTATCTTTATGTGCACGTGGCATCATATGATTTGTTCCATCATTAAACATTACAAACAAGTCGCAACTCAATATCCTGTGCAAGTTTGATATGTTATGCGCAACGTATTTATCTTTAGTAAATCCACTTACAGATACTACTTTGCAATATATTTTTTTGCCGTCAATCCAGTATTCTCCTGTCCACTGTTCATCAGTAGAATACTTAAAATACACGTCTTTCTTTCTAACTACATTTCCAAAGAAATCTATAAACGACATATTAATCAATATTTACTATCTTCATTGATTATCTAGCCCAAATAGTAGCTAAGCCCTCATTATTGCTAGAGCGATAACGAATTTTATTATTTCCTAAATAATCTAATCCGGCCCAGTAATAATCACTATATCTGACCTGAAAATAACCATTACTATCTTGACCTATCATATTTTCTAAAGCTGTCTTAGGAATTACTGTAGAACTCAATATTCTATACTGATCCGCTGGATATGTTCCTATGGTGAGTAGAAACTCATTGTATTTTGATAAGTCTACTGTAATTGTTTTAAACCCACCACAGTTTATATCCAGCCGTTGCCACTCCTTTGAAATTTCTAAACTGTTTCCATTGGAGTATACTACATCCCTTGCTCTAACTTTATTACCGAAAAAATCAATAAAACTCATAACTTTACTTCTAAATCAATTAATTTAAATAATGTTATCCAGTTGTTTTTGTATACCACAATGTCAATACAACATCATATCTTGTGTTTCCATTAGTATTTATATAAACATCTCCACCAGTAGTTACGAATAAATCAGTATTTACTGTACTATTCATACCACTAATTTTATCGCTTGCTCTCATAGAATATTCATACCTTATATTTCTATCAAAATTAGGAATGTTAGTAATTTTCTTAAAAGCATTGATCGTTCCTAAATTGTAAGATACCTGATAGATTTTGTGTCCATCTATCCAATATTCGCCCGTCCATTGTTCATTGGTTGAATATTTAAGATATACATCCTTTTTCCTGACAAAATTTCCAAAGAAATCTACGAAAGCCATTGGATATCACCCTTTAAATGCTTACTAACTAATCTAGAAGCACACCTTCTTTCCAAGGGCACAATATCTAATAGTAAATATTGCACCCCCCCGACGATTTTCGCTGTATTATGTTTCATTTTAAAATACCTCCTAATTAAAAATCATATGTTGATTGTAACCCAAACATATATACTTGTTTGTTATTTATCTTAAATGTATACGCCTTTGCAATAACTTCTAAAGAATTCGAAGCGGATATTTTTAAAGAAGGTCCTGAATTATCAACTTCTATAGCTCCAACAGAATTGGTTAAAGCGTTATAAAAATTCAAAAGTCCTCCGGAAATATTTATGCCTCTTTCTAAAGATATGTTATCTATATCTCCATAAGCCTGATATCCAATATCAATCATTCCAGCATACAATTTTGTTCTATATTGCATACTATCTACCTTATTATACTGAACCGAACTTAAAGATGCGTCAGACGTCAATGACATCTCATTCCAAACTGACATTCCTCCGTCACTTGAAGAGATTTTAGTATCTTCAATTTTCCATCCACCAATGGTTCCACTTGTGGCAGTTAAGATACCTCCGGAAGTTACTGAAAATGTATCATTAATCGATATTGAGCCTGCAGTAATTGCGCCTAGGTTTGCCGATATAGCACTTAGCGAATCTACTTTTAAATTTTCAACAGAAATATAATGAACAACCCATTTTGAACCGTCCCATCTTTTGATTGGATTGCCTGACGCAGTTTGCCACAACTGCCCTGTTACAGGATTAGACGGAGCTGTTGGGGAAACAGTAATAGCATCATTACCATCTTCCCCGTCATTTACTCTAATTAATGTAATAGAGCCTCTAGCTTTTACAGACATAATTTATCCTTCTAATTGGACGGTATAGTTACATCTTGAATCTACGTCTCCGGCTTGAACTGTTAAAGTTGATCCAGAAGCTGTAGAAGTAGTAGCACCATCTTTATACCATTTGATTGTTCCTAAAGCAGTTAATGCTGAACCAGTTACTTCTGCACCTCCTTGGTAAACTCGGGCTGTTAATGTTGTAGCAATATCAGTATTTTTAAAGATTGTCCCATTCGATGATGAAATTACAATTACTAAAGCATCTTTTCCATTAGATCCATTTACTCCTTGTCTTGAAACAGAATAAGATGTTGTAGACTTCCCGTCACTGTAAGTTACCACTGTCTTTGTCCATAGATATGATCCTTGAGCAACATTTGGGATTGTTGAAGACCATGTACCGCTAGGAGTTGTAGTTCCACTGGTACTTGCTTGATATGTTACCTCTGTTTTAGAAACCGTAACAGATGAACCATTTTTAGCGTTATATGAAACTGAGTATGCAGTTGTAGACTTCCCGTCACTGTAAGTTACCACTGTCTTTGTCCATAAATAAGCCCCTTGTCCTACTGTTGGAACTGTAGATGACCATGCACTTGTAGGTGCAGTTGTACCACTTGCACCAACTTGATAAGTGACTTCAGTCGATTTAATTGTAACTGATGTCCCGTTGCTTCCTCTAAATGCAATAGACCAACTAAATGTTTTATTAATTGTAATTTCCCCGATTTTTACAGGAATGATAACACTTCCACTTTTAGTTAAAGCGGATGTTGCTGTAATAATTAAAGTAGGTACAGGTGTTTTCCCGTCGCTGACAATTGATAAACCTGTAGGACAAGTCACATCCCCAACTTCACAATTTACAACATTTTCTCCTTGTAAAGCTTGAACTTGACAAGTTGCTGTTTGTGTTCCATCAACAGCCGATGTAGTTCCTAAAAAAGTATGATTCTCATTCGTTAATACAACGGTAAAACCATCTGTTAAATCTATCAAATCAATTTGTGCACTTGCTTTAATTGCCATTTTATAATCTCCTTTTATCAATAATCAAAATCACAAGTAAATGTACTTTTAATGTATACATCCTTTGTTGTTATAGTCAAAATAAAGCCATTATCACTAATGCGTTCATCTGTTGATAACAGCTCTTTAAATTCATCTTCATTCATTCTTTTTACTTTCCAAATGATCCTTGCATTTTTACCAAAAATATTATACATATCATTTGAATTTTCAATTCTTTTATCTCCAACGATAATTGACACGGTAAAAGTTGTAGAGATATCGCTGTTTTTAAATGATGTCCCGTTTGAACTGCTGACATGTAATACAATTGCGTCTTTACCATCTCTTAAATTGATACAGGTAACCTCACAAGTTGCTTTTACACTATTATTGATATAGCCGTCAAAATAGTATGTCTTCTTATCTATAAAATCCGATGATTTGACTAGTAATTCCTTTTCTTTTGAAAGTATCTCTCCATCTTGTGCATACCATATAATTTCAAATTTTGAAGTGATATCAACTCCATTGTTCTTAATCAAAGCTGTTAGAATCGTTTGATCATCATCGTTTTTAAATAAGATACCATTGTTAGAAATAATATTTGCATCATAAATTTTATTTTGTGCTATTAGATCCTTCATCTCGTTTAACAATGAAGAATTAACTTGAGATTCAAGTTCCTCAAAATTATCAAATGTCGTTTTACAATTATCTTTATTTACAAAAGAAATTTGTTGCTCAGTAATACGGGCCTTTAAATACAAAGTTGGTTTGTATTCACTGTCTTCAATAACAAATGTATCCCCTATATCAGCATCAATATAGCCATCAACTGTATACGATACCTGAGGTATGCAGTTCTTTTTTAATTGTGCAAGAGCTTGGCCATATAATGTGTTTACATTATCCGTATCATAAGTCCATACTTTGCAAATATAACGACCGTTTATATCAGCCATCAATGTTGAAGGGAATCTGTCTCTTGCTTGAGGAGCTAGAATTTCAATAGTTCCTTTAGGGCTAGAATATTCTAAATTTCCATTTGCGTCAAATTCGCTTTTATCAAGATCCGCTAAAGTCAAATCATTATTGCCTGTTGGTCTAATAGCAGTGTATAACTCAGTAATATCACTTTTTTTCGATATTCCTTTTATATCATTTCCATATTTGATAGTACCTTGTTTTGTTTTATCGGAGCCAATCCCTTGATGATTGTCATCATGTTCTCTATAGACATTCATGACTATTCTTTTAAGTGAATAATCCTTATCCAATTCGGTTACAAATTCAAGCTCAGTATCAAATACATTTGCTAGAGAAAACAGTCTGGCAAGAATAGTATCCGTACCTTCCCATTCGTTTGTTATACGTTTGTCACTGACTTCATTTATTCCTATTTCAAAAGGCTTTTCAAAGTTGAATGCTGTAATATACTGCTCAAACGACATTGCACCAGACGCCTTATACGAACCTGTTTCTTCATTTGTTAATTCAAGAGATAAACCATATGCAGTAACTGTTGTATATATCTCATCTCTATCAACATCGACAATATTTAAATAATATCCTTTATCTTTATATAAAAACGATATTTTGTTTCCTACTGTCAAAAATTGAGCATCCTCATGATCAGTAAATGTTTTGAATGAATAAGTATATGCTGCACCTTTTAAATAAGTGTGTAACTCATCATCCCAATAGTGCATTGCTTTTTCAATTGAATTATCAAGAAAAGCGCATACTTCATCATATGCGCTCAAAACTGCAATTCTAATATATTCCATTTTCTACAACCACGCCTCTCTTATTCTGACTTTTATTGTTGGTTGAGTTTTTGTCCACTCACTAACGTAGAATTTGATCTTTGTTTTTCCTGGGGCTGCTTTGAAATATTGAGTACCTAATATCTCTTCACTTTGTTTTTGCATTCCATTGACGAAAAAATGTGATGTCTCACCATCAATAGAAAGAACCGAGTGTTTTGAATATCTGTTGGGTACATCGTTCCATTTATCAACATGCATTTTTTGGATATAGAAATTATCAAACCCTGCATAGTACATGAATTTGTTGCCATTTCTATCACCCCATTGTTTTATGGAAATTTGAACTTTTGCACATTTCATATTTTCAATTTCAGGAACTGTGTAAGTGTAATACTTTCCATAATAAAAAAAGGTTATTCTTGAACCTTCTTTACGTAAATCACAATGCCCCCAATCCCAATACCAGGGATTTTGAGATTGTAAATGCGAAGTTGTATAATTCCATGTTTTTAATACTTTTCCAGCCATAGCATCTGAAGATTTAACATCAGGATTATAGACAACAAAATCATATGAAGCTGTATTTCCTGCGGAGTCCGTTTTATACCAGTTACACCCTGCAATAAGCTTGTTATCCTCAGTTAAAAAACTGATAGACATTTCACCGGTTTGACCCATCAAGTTTGCATAAAACAAAAGATGAAAATATGAATACCAATTTTTACAGCCTGTATCTCCATTTGAATCTGCAGGTAAAATGAATGTTCTCATTCCGCCATTTGCTGAACCTTTTTTTGTCCCGACACTGCCAAATTTTAAAAAGGTCTTGCCATACCAACTATCGGTGGCAAGTGTTCCGCTTGTCCCGTACAATGGATGCATAGCATCTTTACCAGCAGTATCATCCTTTGCGTTTATAAAATCATTCAAAGTAGCCAATGTTTCATTTTGTTGATAAACTGTTCCATCCACCTCATCAATTTTACCAAACTCTATAACACCATGTTCGGATACAATTCCTAAATATCCTGTTTCGGCATTGTTGGTTACTTCATAATCAATAGTAGCTGATTCAGTTCCGTTGTTTTGAACGTTGACAACCAATTCATCATCTTCAATAACACCTTCAAACTCTTTTAAAACAGTTGAATATTTGCAAGGATCAGCGCAATAGATTTCAAACTCACCGATAACGCTATTTTTCCCGGGTTCGATGTCCGTATTTCCTTCTTTTGTTCCAATAAAATATTTATCAGGTTCATCGTTGAAAATGATTTTAACTTGTTCTGCACTTAAAATTTGATTCATTCTATTGAATGCTTCTCTAAATTTTCTATCAGTATCACATATCAATTGAAATTTTACTATGATTGTACGAGATGGATATGTCTTATATTGATATTTAGAACCACTAATTCCATCAACAGAGGAACTTTTAATAGAAGCGGACAATAATTCACGTCCGCTCACATTTAATGTTCTATACCCTTCTATTTCATTTTCAAGATAAACTCCGTTATATGACATTGCTTCAGCTGGCAGAAATGTTTCTACAATATCATCTACATCTATGAATTCATAAGACATTATTTATCACCTCTCAATTTTTTTAGAAATTTTTCATCTTTTTTAGCATTTTCCTGATCGTACTTGTAAGTTTCTTTACTTAACGTTTTTCCATCCATTTCATTTGTAATTGTGAAATAGTATTCATTCTTGCTGTTATCTCCGCCGTTAGAATTAATATAGTCGTCATTGTAATCAACGTAATGTTCTACGCTTGCAACGCCCATATCTCCAGCAAACGAATATTGCATTCCTAGATTACTGATATCACCAACATACGATTGTACAGTATTGAATATTTTTTGAGCTTGATTTCCAATCAAACGAGTATAACCACCGATACCTTTAGCAACACCAGTATCAAGCATTCTACCTACCCATTTACCCCAACGGGATGGTGAATGAATTCCAAAGAATCCTAACACTTTATCTTTGAATGAGCCTAGAGTTTTTTTAGCTGCGTCCCATAATTGACCTGCGGCACTTGAAATTCCTTTTGCGATTCCTTTGATGACATTAACACCAACTTCCAACCAGTTTGTATCTTTAAATGTTGAGATAATCTTTTTAGCAACTTTGGCTACACCTGAAACAACATGAGGTATTGCTGAAATCAATCCTGAAACCAACTTCAAGATAATTTGAACACCTGCAGTCATGATTTGAGGGAGATTTGTAATAATTGCGCTTAAAATCGCTCCTATCAACTCAACTGTAGCATTGATTATTTGCGGTAAATTATTGATTAAACCATCAACTAATGTATTGATGATTTCTACCGCACCATTAAGGATTTTAGGAAGATTTCCACTGATTGTATCAATTAATGTTGTGATAATTTGGATTGTTCCTACGACTATTTGTGGTAGCATTTGAACGATACCAGTTGCAATATTTTGAAGTATTTGAACTCCCATTTGTATCATTGTAGGCAGTTTCGTTTGAATTGCTGTTGTAATATTGGTAATCATGCTTTGAATCCCTACTAATATTAAAGGCATATTATCTAGGATACCTTGTGTAATTGAAGTAAGCACTTGTAGTCCCATTCCTAATAACTGTGGAACTGCATTTAATATTGCGCCACCTAAAGTACCAACAATTAGCAATGCGCTTTTAACAATTGATTGAGCGTTAGCTGATATTCCTTGAATAATTGAATTTAATATCTTCATACCTGCATTTACAACAAGTGGTAATGTTTTGGCTATTCCGACTGATAAGTGAACTAGTAACTGTGCTCCTGAACTTGCTAGCATAGGCATTTGACTAGTAATTCCTTTTACAAAATTACTAACGATTCTTGGTGCTTGAGTTACAACAGTTGCAATCATCTGATCAATTTGACTTCCAAATTGATTATTTACAATTCCTAAACCAGCAACAACCAACCCTAGGATAGCTGCAGGCCCTACTGATTTCATAGCGATTGCAAATACTTTAGTCAATCCTGTTGTCATTGTTGACATAGCTTTCAAACCAACATTAGTACCCGTTTTTAGTCCTTTACCTATGTTGTTTCCTAATAATCTAGAAGATTTGCTGATTTCATTCGAAACAGAATTAAACACCTTCCACATTTTAGGAGCATCACTAGAAAACCTACCTGTAGCACTTTGAAATTTGAATGACACTTGAGCAATCGAATCACCCAAACTGTTTACTTTGTCTTTTCCAATAGACATGCTACCACTCATTAAATTTTTAAAATTATCAATACTTGATCTTGTTGAGTCAGGTATTAATTTTGAAAATTTATTTTTTAAGTTATCTAGATATGGTGATGATTTGTTTAAAGCGTTCGATAAAGTATTTCCTAATGCTTTTGATTTTTCTTGAAGTGTGGATAGAGTTTTATTTAATTTAGGAATTTTGTTATTGAGAGTATCAAACCCTCCACCTAGAGCTTTTATATAATCAACACTTCCAGTCGCTACTGTCAGTCCAGCTAAAATAGATCCTGTCTGCATAGCTAATCCCTTAAGGTTATCAAAATTTGCAACAGCCTGTACTAAACCTCCGTTAAACTTTTTAGTACCATCATCTAATAATGTGTAGCTTCCGAAAACTTTGTTTATTCCTTTTTTGACATCATCCAACATTTCTTGAATTTTAGGCAACCCTGAATTACTCAACATTGTATCGATAGCTGAAATCGTTCCTTCCATGCCGCTTTTAATAGCAGTTTGGATATTAGCAAACGATGTCTTAATTCCACCACTTGCTTCTAATGCCATTTCAGCAAAACCACCTGTTCTAGTAGAACATTCAATCAGGGCATCATTTAATTGATCAAATGTAATTTGCCCAGATTGTAACGAACTATATAATTCATTAGAAGAACCGCTTGCAATTCCAAGTTGCTTTGCTGTTTCACTTAATGCATAGCCCATTGTTTCTTGTAATGTTCTCCAAGACTGCATATCAACAGTCCCTTTTGAAAGCATCTGTATATACTGTTCCATACCTCTTGATGTATCTGAAACAGAAGCCGAACTAGCCAGAAAAGCATTGTTCAAAGCTAATGTTGTATCAGTAGACTTATCTAAATTACCTGTTAAAACAGTAAGTCTTTGTGACGTTTTGACGACATCATCTAAGGCTGTTGGTAAACCTTGAATTCCTTCTTTCAACTTAACTGTCGATTTATTCGCTTGTTGTGTACTATATCCGAGATTAGTTAATACTTTTGGATATTTTGTTAATGTATCATATCTATCAACTGCACCACTGACTGAGCTTGTCAGCATATTAGCACCTGCAGATAATGCTTTAAAAACACCTATACCACTAGCAATTTTCATAATGGAACTTGTGGCACTTTCACTTGCAGTTTTAATTCCTGCAAGACTGCTATTAGCTGTTTTCATAGTGCTTGTAAAGTTTGAATCAACAGCACTAAGTACGGCCTTTACACTATATGTTTCCAATAATTATCACTTCCCTTCTTGTACTTTTATTGCTTCTTGAATTCTTGAAATAAGAGAGGAAGTATCTTTTTTGTTATCCAACTGATTTTCGATTTTTTTACGATTAAAGAATTGATTAAATGTGCGATAAAAATATCTACCGCTTTTTTTCCTAGACTTAGCTTGTCGAATGGCCCACGCCAACAAGAAAATTTGTTCCTGTTGATCAACAAGCTTATATTTAGCACCTGACATCAAATACTTATATTCGTTAATCGTTAGGCGATTGATTTTATCAATATCATTGATATCTAAATATCGAAAACAGTTTTCTACTATTTTTTCATATGTTATTCTGTCACTTGATTTTGAGCCGCTTCCATTGCTTCCAATCTTTCTTGTTCTTTTTGATAATTTTCTAACAGTTTCTCTGCTTTCTTCTTTGTAGCATTCGACTTTTTTAGTTCTTCTAGCACATCATCAAAAAGAGAATCGATATTTGTTTCTTCATCATCGATATAGTTATCAAGCTGATCTTGAGTGATTCTTGGCTTTTCAGTCATATTTGCTACAAACAAGCAATCGGATAAAGTAACAGTATTCCCTGTCAATAAATTAGGAATCAATGTTTCCAATCCAATTCCAAATTGAATCCCATCTTGTTTGATTGATGATTTTCCGTCTAAATGTCTCACAAATCCAATCCCAAATTTAAAGTTGTATACTTTTTCATTAATAATTAATTCCATTTCTTTTTCTCCTTTAAATAAAATAAAAAACGAGTATTTCTACTCGCTTATTCTTCAGCTGTAACATCTTTGAAAACATATGATGCGATTTCTTCTTGCTCTTTTGTCAAAGATGCATAACCATCTGCACCATTGCCGTTTGCTCCAAATGTTAACGATACTTCCACATTGCCATCCGCACTTGAAGATGTTGAGCATTCTGTTAAAAATCCTTGATAATATTTAGCTTTATATTTTCCTTGATTAGTGCTTTCGCCTGGTTCGGCTAAATTTACTTCCCAGCATTCAACTAATTTATCACCTAGCATAGCTTTTTCTAATTTATCAATCATTTCGTCACCTTTTGTTAATAAAGATGTACTTGTAATTTCAATTTCAGCAGATCCAGGTGTACGAACATTTCCGTCTTTAGTGGCTGTTGAATCAGCATCTTTTGAAGCAGTTCTTTCATTTTCAGTAGTGAAAGCCAACGCTCCTGCAGATTTTGTTTTTGAATCTTCAGCAACTCTAAAGAGATAAACTAATTTCTTCCCTGAAACAGTTTCAGGAGAAGTACCTGAAAACATTTGTAAATCAATTTTTCTATTCACTTGTTTTTCCTCCTTGTATTTTTTTGGCTTTTGGTGAGGACTTGAACCCAAATTCAATAATGCAATGCATAAGTGGTGTTGATGTAGTAGTATCGGTCAAGATACGTTGATCTACATTCCTTACATCCCACTTATAATTACTCGTATATTCAAGGCTTCTTGCCAGTTGCTTAATTGTATATGCCATTTTTGAGACAGTCCCTCTTTTTTTAGGTGTATCATTCCATATATGGATTGTCTGATAAACATCATTAAAGATTGCTGTCTTATTACCTAAATCATCAGTTTGTTGACTGTCGGCAATATAGATAAAAGGATATGGGGTATTTTCAGGAGGCATATATCCATCAAAAACCATATCCCTGTATATTTTTTTTAATTCCACTAAAAAGTAGCTGAATAATTCTTGTTGAGGATCCATAACACACCTCATTTCATTAATTTCTTCAAATCTCTTTTGAAGATTTCTTTTTGAATGTTGAAAGATGGCCTTACAAAGGGCTGGGCCGACATGAAACGTGTTCCATATTCAGGATAAGGTGAATAGTATGTTGTTGGTTCAACCGTTGCTGTTAAATTCAAATCAGTAAATGTACATCGAATACTTCTTTTTGTTGCGCCTGTCGAGTATCCTTTAATAAAAACTGCATTTCTTGTCATTAAAGTTTGCAATTCAGCACCATTCTTTTTTACAACTGTTCTGGCATCATCGAGAGTAGCATTTTTTTTGAGTTTAGCCTCCAATTCCTTGATGCCTGTAATCTTAATACTTCTACCCATTTTGTACCTCATGAGCGATAAATGAATGTTTATTTCTAAGGGTTCTAGAATAATCCACTCGATAAATCTTATTATCAATTCTAATAGAATCGTAGGACTTATCATAATGGTTTTGAATATGAATCGTTTTACTTCCTTGCTTGATAGAACCATAAACAACTTGCATTGTTTCAGTCCTTGTATCCATGACAGATGCCATTACACAGGTTTCATCTACTGTATCCTCTCCATAATCTCCGGTAGTAGGATCATACTCACCTTGTGTAACTTTTTGGAAATAAACAGGAGTGTCATATCTCATAAGAATTTGACAACCCCTTTTACTTCGTTCTTTTTATTTTTCCATGCTTCTATGTCGTCCAAATACCCCTTGAAATCATTATCACTGAATGACATGGTTTCTCCTTCAACTGAATGACTTGTGACTCCTTCAGAACCAATCTTGTTGTATCTAACAATTGAAACTTCAGTAACGATATATTCTAATTCAGTTGGTACTTCTTCAACATCCAATAGTGTTTTTAAACGATTAGTAGTAAGACGAATAATCACATCTAATGTTTTGTTAGATTTTTCATCAAAAAAACCTAACAACGCAGTTACATCATCAATGATTGCCATAACTATTCACTTTTAGCTTTTTTAGTTGTTTTCTTAGGTATGTATTTTTCATCTTCTACTTTGTCATTTCCTGCAACACTTTGTTTTTCATCTTCGATATAAGTAATAAGTGGTGTTTCTAGTTTGTTTTTTGATGTTGCTAACTCAACGATACGTTCCCTAGATGGTTCAAAACCATCTCTAGGGTACATATCGCCAGCATTGTAAATATGATCATCATCTGTTAAATCAACGAATCTTTTAATTGCAACATACATTAAGCAGCTTCTCCTGGAGTGATTGTTCCTTTGAATACGCCATCAACGTATTCAACAAAGAATTTAACACCACACATTAATAATGTTTCAATTGTTGCATTGTCTGTTTTAGAAGTGTGAACCATACCTACTAGACCTGTTGTATCACTTGTTAAGCCAAATGTATCAGCAACGTCCCCATTGTTTGTTGGAATATAAGCACCCGCAATGTTTTCTTTGGCAGTACCATATACTGTACCTTTTTCTAATTCAGGTGAAACGATGACATCACCTAAACCTAAGAAATCCTTTAAGTATGTGAATCCATAAGCAGTTTGTAAAGTGATTTCTTTTGAACCTAAATATTCTGCAATATCATCTGTAGATACAAAATAAATAGGTGTAACTGTTTCATCTTTATAATGTTTAACTAATTCTCCCCACACTGCAGATAAGGCAGATTGTAAAGTTTTACCAGTAGCAGTACCAGTACCTTCTTTTAATGTAGAATAGAAAGTCTTTTTGATTTGTCCTTGAATGACACCGACCATTTTTTCATCAGTTTGGTTAATTGCAATATTTCTACCTGAACGTTGGATTGCTTCTGCAGTAGTTGATTTACGATATTTTTCTAATGTTAAATCAATATCTTTAACTTTCTTTCTAGTTACTTTAGTTAAACCGATTGTTTCACCTTCTCCAACTTGAGGAGCAACTGTACCAACCTCCATTTTATAGATTTTGATTGTTGTTCCTGAAGACATTGGTGTTAATTCAGTAACCCCTAATAAATCTTGTAATTCATTGATATTTGAACTGATTCTAGAAGTATAATCAATCGAAATACCTGGTTCTAAATCAGCTGTTACTGTTGTACCTGTTGGTGCAGCAAATAATTGCAAATTAAATTGTTTTCTCATATATTTTTCTCCTTTTTATCTAAATAATTCAGGATGTTCAGCCATTGCCTTTTGACGTTCAGATCTATTTTTGATTTTTAAGATATCTTCTTTTGTCAATTCTTTTGAACCATCCTTTAAGCGAGGAGTTTTTCCTCTTAAAGCTTCAGCTACAGCTTTTTGAACAGCATCATTGAAGTTTTTAACAAAATTTTCTACATTTGTTTTTGTTGTTTCAGCGTCTTCAGCTACTAAATTCCCTAATAATTCATCATTAACAACGATTTTTGAATCATTTAAGATTCCTCTAGCAACTTTTGTCATTGCTCCAATAGCTTTTTCTTTTTCATAACCGGCAATTTTCTTTTGAAGTTCTTCCATTTCATGCTTTCTTTTTTCTTCTTCGGTCATGTTTTTTAATCGTTCAGCTTCTGCAGCTTTTGCACTTTTTTCTTTTTGTCTTTTTTCCCATTCGGCGAATTTTCGATTGATGATGTTGTTTACATCTTCATCAGTGTATTTTTTATCTTCTTTTTCATCATCACCTGATTTATCTTCAGGATCGTCAGTTCCACCTGAACCACCTTCTCCGCCATCATCAGCGAATAACTGTAAATTGAAGTTTCTTTTATGGGATAATTTTAATAATTCTTCTAATTCTTTTTTCATTTTTTTATCTCCTATCCGTATCTTTTAGAGAGTTACACGCCTGCTCTTCTCCGTAGCTTAAAGTTTCCACGCCTGACTCATCCATATCTTTTAAAGTCATAAATGCTTGGACAAAATAAAAAGCGCCACATGCGCTAATTTTTGATTTCTAATTGTACATAATCAGGGTAAGTATGACTTACCTCTCTACATCCAATTACAAAGCCATTAACTAATGTAATTGACTTACATGTTGGATGATATACACCTATATATCCCTCTCCTTTTTCTAGAGAGGTTTTTATTTTATCTTTGGTTAATTCTTCCAAGCTATAGCAAAGTGTCTGTAATAGCGTAGAAATTGCAGAACAGACAATATCATCACCACATGTGTTGTAATTGGCATGGCCAATGCATTTAATTGCTATATGTTCTTTAGAAATTCCAACTGTAATCTTGATCATATAAGTTCCTCTTTAAGAAAATAAAAAGCAATCATCCTTGATTGCCATATTTTTTCTTATTTCTTTCCAATGATTTTGTTTTGCTTTTAGGTGGCGGTACATAACAGTCATATTTCTCATGACGGATACGTCCACAAATCATACACATATACTGAATTTTCTTAACAATAACATGCCTTTTCTTATCAAAATATTGAATAGTGCGATATTCAAACTCTTGACGATGATGTGGTCTTAAACCTTCAGCCATAGAAAACCTCCTTTCTCAAAAATTGAGTACAAAAAAAGCAAGTCGTTTAAACTTGCTCATTAAATATATTCAGTTTCTTTAAATATTTTTTGAAGTTTGGGTGCCTGCATTGCTAACCAATCAACCATTTCTTCATTGTGCCACTTACAATTTTCATGAAGTCCCGATTCACATAAAAAAGCATGGATTAATTCATGCCTTATTACTTGCTCTCTATATTTAGCTACATCTTCAATTTCAATTTCTTCATATCGGAAATCTGTAATAACTATCTTTTTTGAAGTGTAATCAGTATATCCAAAATTGTTTTTTAATAATGGATCATCATCACAATTACTCTCAATAATTCTATATTCAGTTCCCAAAACTGAAACTTCTTTTAAAATTTTCATAAATACTCCTTAATTTAGCTAAAATAAAAACCGACTACTTGTCGGCTTGATTATATCAGTTTGTTAAATATCCATTTTCATATAAAAATAGCATTTCATCAGTGCTAAGGTAATCAAAAAGTGTTTCAATATGACCATAATCTTCTGAAACATCTTTAGGGATAGCGGGTTTAAATTCTTTAGGAATAAAACCTAACTTATCACATATTCTTTTATATTCAGTTTCAATTGCTTGTTTATTCATTTGATATCACCTCTATTATTACCCCTGCATCTTCAAACATCTCTTCTACTCTTTTAGTATATCCATCTTTTTGTAAAACATCAAGTGCCAGAGAAGCAATATTTATGTTGAATTTATCACTGTTTTTTATTAGATATTTATATATATTACCATTATGACAAACAACAAGTCCAAACAAATATTTTCTTTTACCTGCTACCACTAAATCATTTATGCTTGGTACACTACTTCCTGGATGATTATGCATACCAATAATACTATAATCGTCAATTTCATCTAAAAACTTAGACATTTCTTTAGTAGGAACACAACTGAAATCAATGTTTCTTTTGTTGCTGATAAGTGTTTTACCGGTTTTGGTATCAATGTATGCTAAGTCTTCGTATTTTGTTCCTGATCTATGTTCAAGAATCTGTTTTGCAAGATAATAAACATTTCTATTAACATTTTTATCATTTGATAATTTATCAAATTGTCTTCTAAACTTACTTGAATTCAACATATTTTTACTTACTACAGAATTTTTATAAGACACTTTCTTACTTGATTCAGTCTCTTTAGTATTCTTTAAAGTTTTATATTCATCAAATCTCAAACTATGTTTACCACTAGCAAGTCCGTCCAACCATTCATTATAGATTTTTCTATCCATATGAGGTCCTGTTGAACAATGACAATTAGGATGCATTGGTGGAGCGTTGTCTCCAACGTTCATCCGATTTATTGGAAAAACCTTACCATCTAACGCTCTACAAGTATCACACGCATCACCGATTCCACAAGTTATGTATTCATATTCATCAAATCCATTTGCTTCATATGATTTTTGTTGTGCAGCAATTTGAACTCTAGCAAGTTCAGTCCTCATTAATCGTTGTGCATCACTGATTTTAACATTGAAACGTTTTCTTAATAGTCTGGCTAATTCATTAGGATTTTTTCCTTGGATAAGCCCTGTTGCTAGCAAACTCTCAAGATCATACTTTAGCAAATCTTGATGCATCCAAATCCTATCGCTGAATGTTGCATTGTGAAATGATGCGTTGACAATTGAATGTACTGTATCAGCATTATCTAAAATTGTTGGTCCTAAAATACCAGCTTGTCTTTGTATTTCATCAAGTGTTCTATTTTCAAGAAGTTCATCCATGTATTTTTCTAATTCATCATGGCCACTCACTAAAGCTAGGCCAATATTCGCTTTTAACAATTCAAGTCTATTAACTTTCATTGTCAAATTGTAAAGTTTCATTTCAGCATTTGCCTGTTTAGAAAAATTCTTTTCTTCAACATACTTTTTAGCTTTTCTTGAATAAGCTTCCATATCCAAATTAGAAGCTCTTTTTTTAGTTTCGGCCAATGTAATGCCAGTATCTTTTGCATACTTAGCATAGAAGTTATTGATTTCAGATTGCACTTCATCCATCATTCTTTGATAGATTTCTTTAATCTTCTTATCATACTCTTTTTCATCTTTGATATTCTTCAAGCATTGTTTTTCTTCTCTTAAACGCCAATATTCAGCACTGTTCATCTATTATTTGAACATCCTTTTATCAACAATAGATTCTTTAGAAGTTTCATCTTCCTGCTTGATTTTTTCTTTTTCTTCTTGAACATTTTCAACGATTGAAAGAGAAGATAGTTGAGTATCTTTAGAAACAACTCCTTCTAAGTTTTGAGCAATTTGAGTTTCTTCAAGTACGTTTGCTGGATAGTTTTGACTAAACTTATAAGTAACATCAACCCATTTATCTTCATGAACTGTGTTGATTGGGTTACTGAAAATCAGCTTATATCTTCTATCTAAAGCACCAGTGAATTTTCTTTCTTTTGTTTTGGCTAAGTTTGACATAGAAAGCAACTTATACTTAAGAGCAATTCCTGAACTTGTACCAAAGTTTTCATCGTTGATATTAGGTGTCATAGACATTTGAAAAATCAATCTTTCTAGACGGTTAATAAGGTTTTCTTGTGAACCATCCGCATTAGGCTTTTCAAGAAATCCTACATCAATTGTATTGGATTCTTCATCAAAATTAATGATCCTGTTATTTCTAATATGAATAATTCCGTCTTTATCAACTTTTGCACCGATAATTTTTAGATATGCATCCGCAAAGTAATCAACATCATTTGCCTTTTCGCTTATTGCTTTATTGTAGGCATTGATCATTGACCATGTACTTTCAAAAGCACTCATGCGTTCGGCGTTTTCTACATATTCAGTAACTGGAACACCATAAAAGCCATGAAGTGAACCTTCACCAATAAAATGCATACCACTTTTATTACTGAATTCATAAACGTAAGAATCATCGCTCAAATAACCATGCATAATACTATTTGAATCGTAGTAATATGTAACGAAAAACCTTGGTTCTGGAACGATTGAATCATCATATACAATAAATCCTTTGGTTGGTTCAATGTACCTGATACCCACCTCTGCATTTTCGTTGATAAAATACATTTCATAACACTTACCATAAATACTGCAGTTTTTTGAAATCTCTGCATTGTTATCATCTTGATGATTTCTCTTATCCAATTCATTGATGTAAGTAGCAACCTCTTCATCTGTTGATGATACCTTGATTGGAATACCAATAAAAAAACCGTTAAACGTATCAACTATGTATTTAGCAAAGTTTACGATTATACGGTTATCCGGTTTGTATTGTGGTTTATCCTGATACATCATAATTGGATAAACGCCTTCATATCCATCTTTTAACTTTTTATATCTTGAACCATTTAATTGCTGGTGCTTAGCGATATATTTATTCAAATGTTTGATATCCATTGTTTCATCATCGGAAATGGTAAAAATTTCATCTTTTGCAATTACCTCTAATGTCTTCATTAAATACCTCCTTCCAAATCAGTGTTTAGTCCTGAGCCTTTTAAAATTGTATAGATAAAATATCTGATAGCATCCATTGCATGGTCATTTTGCTTAATTGGAGCATCTTCTCCTCGAGCACTTGCTTTAGGATCCCATGCATAGACTGAAAATTCCTTAATTGTATTTCTACATTTACTAAAAAACTTGATTTTGCATTGATTAAGCATTGTGCTTACCAATCTAATACCATTTGATACATCGTTCTTAGCTTTTTTAACCCTAAATCCTCTTTTCTTTAGTTCAGCAATAAATGATGCTGCAGAGGGGTCTACGACAATTTGAAATATTTCTCTTCCATTAAGAAATTTAACTAAATCATCAGCATATTCGCTATCGGTTTTTTGGATTTTCCTATCACGTCCTGAATAGTAATACTCATCAATGCAATACCAAATATCATCAGTTCCTTTATTCCAAAGCAAAAAGACCATGGCATTTTGTGTACCATAATCACAACTGACATATCTATAACTTTTACTATCAATCAAACAATCACAATCATCAATAACATGTTTATCTTTGTTAAACATATCATAAATGATACCTTCTGCAACAGTCCAAAGTCCTTTGATGTATCTATCATAGAAAACACCGCTCCATTGACTTTTGTATCTTTGTTTGATTTTCTCACTCAAAGAAAGATTGTCATCCATTGTAAAATGTAAGTAGATGATATTCTTTTCTTTTGCTTTATCAATCCAATTTGTTTTGAACCAATGAAATGGGCCATCAGGGTTACAGTTAAACCACCATTTAGAGCCCTCAACGGAACAACGAGCTGTCGCTTGGTTTACGAATGATTCAGGCATCAGTGCCACTTCATCAAAAAAGCAACCAGCCAATGTGATACCTTGAATCAAATCTTGAGAGCTTTCATCCTTACCGCCAAACACGTAAAAATAATTGGTTACACCATTTTTAGTAATTTCAAGCATGTTATCAGCACGATGATCTTTCAGTTTATATCCCCTCGACCAAAGCATCAGTTTTAAAATATTCAAAACATTACGTCTGAATGAACCGATTGTTTTACCACACATTCCAAAGTTGCATTCAGTAAAATTAGACATTGCCCATATCACGTAAGAAAGAGACATTGAAACTGTCTTTCCTGATCTAATTGAACCATCTGCTATAATTCCATCTTTATCTTTTACTGGTGAATTATCAATCCACCAATTCAAGACTTTACGCTGTTTTTTGCTAAAAGGTTTGAATTTGAATACTGTTCTAATCTTCTTCATCTTCCCAATCCTCTTTTGCACTAGCGTTTAATGCTTCCAAGAAACCATCATCTGCAATCTCTTCTTGTTCATCGTCAATTGTAATCTTTCTTGTTTGTGCCTTAATCAAATCAATCTTAGCTTTTTGTTCTTCAGTTGCTAAATTCATATGTTTTGACAGCCAATCAAGAGCTTTCATCCTATCGGACAATTTAATACTTGCACCATCCTTACCTTTTTTGACTTCACTAAGAATAGTTCCATCAACATACGCCGATTCTTTAAATCTAACAGTATTGATGGTTTGTTTTAGAATTTCGTCTTCACCTGTTTTTGGGTTTTTAGCAATTACTGGTCCAAAAGCGCCCATAACAGGAACTTCTTCTCTACCATATTCCAAGTAATCATTGATATCAGCAAAGGCAATATCAATATATTTTTGAACAATATCTTGTGGATCAAGAAGAGCATCTTCATACAATTCTTTTTTTAACCGATTTATTTCTTCAATTACTGCTGGTTGCTTAGACCAACGAGAAGCCATCACACATGCACTGTTATACGGAGTATTTGGCTTTACTTTTTGATATGCTTTTACCTTATTGTGATACTTTAAATAATAAATACAAAAGAGCTGATGTTCTTCATCCAGCTCACTTGTTTCTACTATTTCTTCAGCTATTTTTTTGCATTCTTTTTTGGTGTGCACACTTTTATTTTGGGGTGCACCCTTTTTCTTCTTTTTTGACCATTCATAGCGACGGCTCCATGACTTGACAGTATTGATTGTCGTACCATATTTTTTAGCAATTTCTTTTTGCTTCATGCCGTTTTTATAGTCTTCAAATGCTAACTCGTGTTTTTCCAAATCATGTCACCACCTCCATTTTTTTATTTATAGAAATAGCAGTTAAAACTGCATCGTTGTTTTTTACAAAAGAAAAAAGCTCCCATAAGGAACTTTTTTCAAGGGGTTTAACCTATATGTCTGAACTGTGATTTTAAATTAAATGGGATTGTTTCATTTCTTTAAAAACCACAATAGCATAATAGCATGGAAATAAGGGTTCAATCTAGGTCCACTTTGGGTCCAATTAGGGCTCACTTTGGGTTCAGTTTGGGTCCAAAATGGGTCCACTTTTAATAAAGATTTATCATTCGTGATAAAAGTGTTCTTATTTATGGCTTTCAATACTATTTCTAGAGATTCGAAACACCGCTTTTATCCGCTTTTCTGCACCACTCCCAAATAGACATTTTAAAACAAAATGTGATAAAATAAAAAAGCACATCCAAAGATGTGCAAAATATACTACGGAGGTACTAGCAACATGCTATTTACATCAAGCAAGAATATTAGCTTTGGTGTAAGGAAAGGAGCAAGTATTCATGGAATACCTAGTGATGCTCTTTTTAATCTTAGTAGCAACTAAAATGTTGTTGAACTAATCCCACACTTACTTAAAGCTAGTATTCGAAGTAGAAAAAGAGGAAGAATTGCCGTTCTTCCTTTTTTCTTTTAGCATGCTATTTTAATCCCATACTTACGAAAAGCATTGTAGACACAATGATTATTTTTATTTTAATCTTACCTCCGTGCTACATAAATAATATAACACAAACAAAGAAAAAATGGACAGTTTTTTATCGAAAAAAAGCGACATTTAGCGAGTTATATAGTCATATAGAGAGTTATAGCGACATATATAGAGATTTATAGAAAATAAAAAGAATGAAATTTCTATTCATTCTTGATGCTTTCATAAAAAATATTATTCAATTTTTCGAGTGATGGGCGGTGTTCCATGTCAAGATATTTGGATAATTCTAAATACGCTTTTGGAAACTCTCTTTTATAAGTTGACTTGCTGATACAAAACGATTCTTCTAATGTGTCAATCATTTCATTGTACCCTCTTGAACATACATACGTTCTAATGATGTTTCTATGTCCTACGTTTAGCAAATACACCAATGGCATAAATTTATCAAGTTCCATATTAAAGAGCTCTAAACGCTTTGTTAAAAGTTCTCTGTGCAACATATTAGAAGTGATTTGTTCTCCTTTAGGTTTTGAAAAACCTCCAGGAGCTTCATCACTGTATTTAATTGATTGAGGGCTTGGAATGTCCTCAATTTCAAATGTTAAAGAGAATTTTTCAATATTTATTAGGCGTAATTCTCTAAGATATTTTTTAACTTCATCAATTATCTTTTTTTCTTCGTCTGTATATTTCATTCCTTGCCCTCCAAAATAATTATTTTTTATTTGAATAAAATGCGTAAACGACAAACACCGCAACTTCAACAAGAATAGTTGCTGCAACTCCACACCAAAATGGATTAATGTACATTATTTATCACCACCTTCTTTTATTTCTACATTGCTATTATATTTAATGCATTTACCATTCTTATAAGCGACGCATGCATCTTTTAAACAATGATTTAAAATAACTGTTTTATTCGTTCCTCCGCCACGTAAATACGATTCTCTTATTTCAAACCCGATTAAATCTGGGCAATATTTAATCATTCATTTCCACCTCTTTCTTTGGAATGTGATTTCTTTCTTGATAAATTTCTACTTCTTCTTCAACACGTTTTAATAAATTCTTTTCTCTTACTAGATCCTTTTCACTTGCTCCTGGTCTAGTGATATAGTATTGCAAAGCATGTTTTACTGTTTGCATTCTTCTATACTGATTACCCATTTTTATCTCCTATATTTGGAATAGTAATTGGATAAAATCTTCCTTCTTGAAAAAATGTATTAGATAAATCCTTGGATTTTATGCATTCAAGAAATATCCATTCATTAGATTCTATTTCTTTAATTCTTACAATTTCTTCATAAGGAGCATCATATATCCACATTCCTTCTTTTAAATCTTCAAATTTGAGTGGTTGAGGATGCTTGACCTCATTCATCGCATCCTCATATCCTTTATCATATTGTCCTCTATCATAAATTAGAGCTTTTAGGAGTTCTTCTTTATCAACATTTATGTCGACTTTTTGTACAGCTTTAAGTACTGAATTTTCAAAATCCTCATTCATCTTTTGAAACACTTCTTTCATTACTATTTCTATTGGTGGCTTATACATTCTTCATACCCCCAAATCAATTCATCAATGGTTTCATCATCTTCGGCATCTTGAAAGTAGCCTCTCATCCTCATGCCAACAAGCATACCAATTTCATCAAAACAATCATCACCACAACCATCATCAGAGAATTCTTTTAATAGATCCAATTCAAATTTAGTCATCTTTCATCAACTCCTCTTTCCATTCTTCTTTAGATAGTCCACATTTTTTAGACATAATTCCATAATGGCACCAAGCTTGATTAGAATGAAGCTCTTCACATGCTCTATCAAGTGCTTTTTCTAACTTTTCAATCTCTTGCTTATCTTCTGCAAGATAATCACAAATAGCATCAATATCTTCATACTTAATATGCTTAATTGCGTTATTATTATTTCCTTGCTTCATATGTTGCAACATAGATATTAATTGATTTCTAGTTTTACTCATCTTCAACTCTCCAATCAATCGTTTGTTTGCAAAAATGACAATATTTTTGTCTTTCTACTAAAAGTGATTTACAAGAAGGACATGTTAATATTATTCTTGTAATAGTTGTACCATTTACTGTAGATATACTATTTTCAAACGCTAGCAAAGGTCCTTTAGGTATAGCCTCTTCAATTGAATCCATTATTACTTTACTTAATTGTTTCGTATCAAGTATAGGTTCTTGAGCGTTCATAACATTTGCGTTGCATGATTGACATTCTTTACATAGATCATCCGTTCTTAAATCCATCAAATCATAACAAAATTTTCTATTATCATTTGGACCATATTCGTGAGTTGATATCCTTGCTTTGTAACAATCTTTATCTAGGGGCTTTCCCCTTAATTGAGCTCTTGATTTAGTCATCTAACCACCCCAATTCTTTAACTTGTTGGTTGATTGCTTTTAAAAGTTCCATATCAATTGCAGGTGGTGCATCATAACCGTACTCATAATCTTCAGAATACTCATCACAATATACAGATGTTATTTTTTCTTCTTTATCAAACAAAACTACAAATGTATATAAGTATTCTTCTTCATATACGACTGGTTTTTTATAAATAAATCGATCTAATTCAAAATAATCAAATTTATTTTTTTTAAATCCCATTAATTCAAACATTTTTTGTGTTGTCATTACAAAGCACCTCCTAAATCCAAACGAAGCCTAAAGCCTAAAACAACGTAACTCTCTTTGCAATATTCTTCATCATTTAAAATATAAACAATTTCTACATTTATAGATTTTCCTGTGAACTTACCATTTTCAAATTCTCTTAAAGTTATGATATCTCCAACCTCAAAATTCCGATCGTTTTTACGAACTTCAAATGTTTTAAGGCCACTAATAACATCTTTAAAATATTGAGGTTTGATTTTTAATTCATGTGTTTTCATAATTCCTTAACCTTTCTTAACGATATCTTTCAAATCATTTTTAAAATAACATTCCTTGCAAACTGCATATCCGAAACCGTATTTATCCAAAATAATTCTTGATGTATAAGAAGCTCCATATGTGATTTCTTTCCCACATTCGCAACAAGCAATTTTCTTGTTCATATCATCCTCGTAATATGTAGCTCCATCAGGCAATGCATAATCCTCATATTGGCCAGTTTCCAAATCGTACTTTCTAGCAAAAGCATGATCCATTGCAGTATTTAATAAATCAAAAAACTTAATAGCATCTTCATGCGTCATATTCTTGTAGTTTACATCAATGACAACAACACCATGTTCCTTACATAATTTTGACCATTCTTTACCTGTCATTGATATCACGTCCTCTTACTGGTTTATTACGCATAAAATCATCAAAATCCATATTACAATCGGAACATATTTCTGCTTTTTTTGTTACAAGCCCACAGCCACCATCACTTTTCAATCCACCTGCTTGATATGAGATTTTATAATTATTGACCTCTTTGGTTTTGAAAATTCTTTTACATCTGTCACATTGAACAATTCCTCTATCTATTTTCATTGGTTTGCTTCCTCTCTTTTTTTCTTAATAATCATAGAAAGTCTTTTATTTCTTTCATTGACTCTTTTGTTTTGTTCCCTCAAACGATAATTTTCATTTTCCAGATACTTAATTTTCTCTTGGAGGGGCAAATAATTATCTTCACCCCATTCAAGAAGTAACTGTCTCAATTCATTACACTTTGACATCTCTTAATTTCCTGTTCAATTTTCTTAAAAGTTTGTAAGGAAATGGATTATCTTCTAAATATTCAAAATAGCTGACTGTTGTTGAAAATCCTTTTATACCATCAAAATTGCCGTGTGAGTAAGGTGTAGCGATAATTTTATTCAAAGCAGCTTCAATATCACCATCAACAATCCTTTTATCGGCACTACCCATGCACATTGCATTTCCTGTCAACATATTTGGCATTGCATATTCATATAACTCAGTTTCAGGACCTTTGTATTTCTTATAACAATAACATTGGATGCCTTTTACGATTTTGTTGTCATATCGAACGATATAAATAGCATTAGGAAAATTTACTTTGTATGAATGATTATTATAAGTAACATATTGCATATGCTCAGGTTGCTTTATAACGGTATAATCAATACCAGCACCTATCGTGTTTTCAGAAAACAATTTTATGTTTGCTTTCTCATGCTGATCTTTGATAAAAAAATCATTAAAAAGTTTTACCAGTTCTTCTTTTGAAAGCATTTTGAATGTAATCTTCTCGTTTTGTTTGATACATAATTCAGTATCATCTTTTTTGTTGTTTAAACGAATGATTGCTTCTCTCATTACATGATCACCTCGCTTTTTGTCTTTAATGTGTTTGAAAGAGCTGAAATCAAAGCATTTGAAGTAAATTTATAATCACAATCATATACTTTTCTTTCGACTATTATTTGCAACAATTCCGTATTGTGTCTTTCTTTTTTTGAAACATTGGCCATGATTTCTAGAGCTTCATTTGCCACTCCAAAATTCAAATCAGGATATTCCCATCCTTCAATTTCAATGTTTCTTACGTTTCCTTTAACAAATTGACCATTTATAAATCGATATCCAAAACCATATAGCATTGCTCTTATTTGATAGCTCTTTTTATAAAGCTTTCTGAATTTCCTAGCTTTTCCCTTGTTCTTGAATTTGATATATAAGAACTGCATTTCAGTGGTACCTAGACAGTAATAATCAACTTTTGGTTCGGATAATGTTTCATCCGAGTACTCACACCACTCTTTGGCTTCTGCATATGTTTCTCTAAAGACACCTTTTAATTGTGGAATAATAAAACTTACATTTACAAACACTTCATTCTGTTCATCATATAATCCTTCAATTATTGTTTCGAATCCGTCGACTAAAAACTCATTTCTATCAAAAAACGGACTTAATATAACTTTTTCAAATTCATAATCGATAACATCTGGAAAAACATGTTCATCTAATAAGTCAATTTCTTGAAAGTTTTGTATCAGATCATTAGATTCATCTTCTTCAAATGCAATCGTTAAATCATCAATAGCTTTTGGTGATGTGTAACTTAATGCATTGATAAAAAACTTTTCATAACTGTTAGGTTCCAGTTTATCGGGTATATGATCAGTCGTAAAAAACTGTCTCAAATCTGTTGACAAGTTGAACACCTTCTTTCAACTGATACATGATTAAAGCATTACAATGTTCCAATATCGATACAGCCATTTTTGCATTGGTTACTAGAAACTGAACATTTCCTTTGGCGGCCTGTTCTTGACAAGAAACATCAAGCGGATGTTTATCCAAATCAAATTTGTAACATTGGCTTCTCAAATTGCTTTGTTGAATACCATTCTTTTTTGTTGTGATATAGATATTTCCTTCGTATTCACTATTTGCTGAGTCGATGTAAATAACATCATCTAGCTTCTTAAATACTTTTTCTAAAATCATTCTTGTAGCATCATTATCGACACATCCTATGATTACAGGAACATATCCCTTATCATCTTGGATAAGTGAAAATAAACTTTCATATGTGCAAAATTTATCATCAAACTCACATTCGATTGGATAAAGAGAGTTGATTTTTCTCGATAATACCAAAGCCTTATTATCACCTACATCTTGAGCTTGATATCCTTGACGTTCGATATTTTTAGATTCGACTGTATCACCATCTACTAGTATCATTTTATGTGATGTTCCTAAAAGAAGTTTTGGGAGGTCTCTTGCTAGAAGAGAACCAGTCCCACCAACTCCAATTACATAGAATTTATATCTTGTATAATTATTGGCCATGTCAACCACCTAGCCTTTTCTATGTTGTTTTCCAGTTACAACAAGAACGTTGTCATCCTCGATATAACTGTATTCCATTGTTCCTGCAAACTCATAATGACGGTGTTGTAACATGATTTTTGTAATTTCATCTTCCGCATATTCTTGGCCATCTACGAACCCATAAGAAGAAACATCAATCAATCTTCCTTCAGAGTAGACTCCGAATGGATACTTGTAAGTTTTTTCAGTACTTGCTTTTTTCTTAGGTGTTTTTTTACCTGCAGGTTTTTCTTCTTTTTTAAATTCTTCTGCAATTTCAGTTGCTTGTTCTACTGCTTGTTTTACCTCCTCAGTCGCTTGTTTTTCAGCTTTTGCAACTGGAGCAGGTTGTTGATCAGTTTCTTTTTTATCTTCTTCAACCTTTTCTACTTCTTCAACAACTGCATCTTTTGTATCTTTTTTAGCTGATTCTTCAGCTTTTTTCTTTGCTTCTTGTTCTTCTCTAACTAAATCAAACAATCCCATAATTTTCCCTCCTATTTCGGTCTTTTTTCACCGATTTCTTCTAGACATATTTTTAAACATTCATTTTCAGCAAATTCACGAATGATAACCAGTTCACACACTTGAATATCATCGTAATATGCCACATTATTGAGTGCATCTAAAACTACTTTTATGATGTTATCGATATCAGGCTTGACAGTACAAAGAAATGTCTTATCCAATAGCCAACCTCTTAATTTTTTAGTGGTTGATTTTGGAACTTCTCTGTATGCAAATATCTTAACCCTCAACGCTTTATCACTTTGATAATTTGTAGTTTTTCGATAGCACATTGCTATTTTTTGTTCGTAATCCCTTGTTTTTTTAGGTGTGTACGCTCTTACGAATTTTCCTTGCGTAGTAAATCTTGGTCTTCCCTTGCCAACTATCTTTCCTGGAACGGTAAACCAAAATTTCTTGTAATCATTTTTGATACCTAAATCAAGCAAGCATTGGGTCGAAGTCATCTTCTAACTCCTCTGGAACAACAGCATCTTCAAGAAGTGCATCCAATTGTTCCTCTTCTTGATAATCATCTTCTACTGTCTCATCTTCAATTTCTTCAACATCTTCATTTTCGAATTCATCATAGTTTGTAGGCTGTTGTACAAGCTCCATTTCTTGTTGGTCACAAGCACTTTTCTTAGGGTCATCTTTGATATTGAAGTAAATTGTCATTGTGATGGTTGTTTGACCACCATTTAGCTCAGTTTGATCACACGCTGCCAAATAATATGGATTCCAATCACCAGCAAGCGTAATGAATTCATCAACACGTTTTGCATCCAACATATAGATATCAGGAAATCCTATCTTGTCCAAAATCTTGTTATCTTCTTCGGAAATCCATCTTTGTGTCACTTCAACGATTTTTGGAATCTTGTAAGGATCGCCTTTATCTACAGAAAAAACCTTTTTCGACATATACCCCGTATGCTTGAAGAAATTTCTAATTGCAATTAAATATGATTCTTGACAGCTAAAATGTTCAGATTTTGTCAATTTCATATCTCCATTCGGTAATTCCGATAATTCATAAGGGATTTTTCCAAATTCTCTTAATTCATCATCCAATAGCAAATTGCTTTGAAAATCATAAACTGCAGCATAGTTGTTACATACTAGATAAAGTTTTTCATCATCACCGTAAAACACTGGCGTGTATCTTTTATTTTTCCTGATGATTTCCTTTGCAATCGAAAGGAATTTATAGAAAAACGGTTCTTCATCCTTTTTAATGAGCATTTTCATCTCTCCTTTTTTGTTTAATTTGTCATTTTCTTGGTCAAATCTTCATCCTAACGAATGTTTTTAGATAATTGGTAAAGTTAATCATCCTTATAACAAACACTCGCTAGAAATGAAAATTTTGAGTTTTTTATTTTAGACTAGAATTGAATGTCATCTTCCATGATGTTGAAAGGTGGATTTTCATTCATAAAACTGTCTTGTTGTTGATTTTGTGTTGGTTGTTGGTACTGATTTGGATTGTATGTTGATTGTGAATGATATTGTTGTTCTTCATATTTGTCTCTAGGTTTTGTTTCTAAGAACTGAACTGAATCACAAACAACCTCAGTAACATATACACGTTGACCTTGAGCATTGTCATAAGATCTTGAACGAAGTCTTCCTTCAACTCCAACCAATGAACCTTTGGAACAGTACTTTTCAACATTTTCAGCAGCTTTGTTCCAAACTACACATGAAATGTAGTCTGCTTGTTGTTCTTCATCGTTTCTTTTAGGACGATTAATTGCCAAAGTGAAACTTGTAACTGCTGAACCGTTTTGAGTTCTTCTAAGTTCAGGATCACGTGTCATCCTACCAATTAAAACTACTCTGTTTATCATATCTTCTACTTCCCTTGTTATTTTGATTTTGAAGTTTTTGTTCTAATCTTGTTTTTGCTTCTCCCCTGTATGTAAGAACCGAAGAATTGCGTTTTCTAACATGTTCTTCATGTAAGATCTTGATTGATTCTTTATCGTAATTGCATTCTTGAAACTTTTTGGAATATTCTTTAGCATCTTGTGAGTTTAAAAATCTAAACGGAAAGTTTCCATAGGTTTCATCTTCAAACTGAATGATTACTGTGTAGGGTGGAATCTTTTCAATTGTGTAATCAGGAACTTCAATGTTAGAAATAATCTCTCCTATGCTTGGAGCAAAAGGTTTCTTTTTTGAAAATGCTACAATTGCATTTCTTACCTGTTCATATGAGTACTCCATAAACACATCACACCAGACTTCTATAACTTCTCTATCATTGATGTTTAATTGTGTTGATGGATTTAGATTTTTGTAAAATTTCAAAATCTTTTTAATTTCCGTTTTTTCCAAATTTAACTAATCCTTTCGCTAAATGGAGGGGCGCTACTATATATAGCAATCTGCAATGTCGTATGCGAAGAATTGTTATCTGTGAGTGTGCAACACACCCCTCTTGTTTTATCTTGTTTTATCTTGTTTATATTGTTTATGTTGTTTATATATAGAAAGGGGTTGTGGAATTTTTCCATATCGGTTGTGGAATTTTTCCATATCAATACCCTCTCCATTTTCTATAGTTCAGTACCTTTATCACTGTATTTTGACTAGAAGTTTGGTAATCAATATACTTATTATCTTTTAGGAATTTCATAAATTTGAGTAGTGTTTTATAATCCCATCCAAGATGACTTGCAATTTCTTTTTGTGTGGTTGTAAAGGTTCCTGCCTCTCCATACTTATCATCAAAATAAGCCTTAAAGAGGCAATAGGAAAACAGAGTCCATGCTTTTGAATTTTTAATAATAGGATCATTCACCAACTCGTTTGAAAATCCTGTGTACCCTTTCTTTACCTCTTTTTCAGCCATTGATTAAACCTCTTATTCTACATACTTTTCTTGATAATCACTTATATAGATTTCTCTATGATTTCCTTGTGTATCACCATAAATCAGTCCTTCATCATATAATTTCTTCAATGATGCTTTGAATTTATTTTCACTGATTGGCAAGTCTAGATTTCTAATGTTCAATTCTAGATGCCCATCATTATCACAATTGAACAATAGATAAGTGAAAGTCCATAGAGAATAAGTATCTCTATAGGCTTTCGTGTTTGTGAATGATCGAGGAAGTATAACGTATTCTTCTTGCATCTTGTTACCTCCTACATTGACATTGGGTCAAAGTCATCAACTGGAACTTTTTCAGCTTGTTTTTCTTCATTTAGAATGTCTTGCATTGTTGGAGCTGTATTTGCTTCAATTACTTGAGGCGTTTCTTTTTCAGTAGCAACTCCATCAATGATGTTTTCATCTTCAAAATGAGGATTTAAGTTTTCATCTATTACTGCATTATCTGAAGTGATAGCTTTTTCAATTGCTTCAGTTGATAATAAAGCATGTTTTGATAATAATTGACGAAGCATTGTTTTCTTGGCCATTTCATCAAAGTTCTTATACCAAAAACTTGAATATTGCCATTCAGTTTTAGGATCATATTTTCCAGCTTCATAATCAGCATATGAAACTTTAGGATATTGTCCTGTAGTTGCTTCTTTTGAGAATGCTTGAGAGTATTTGTCAGCATGATTAAGCATCTTTTCTTTTGACCAATATAAACGTTTGATATAACCATTCTTCATTTCAAAGTAAGCCATATATCCTACTACTGGTAGATTTTCTCTTACTTCATCATCCTCAATAAATTCAAATTCAGGCTTGCCAGTTAATTTGTTACGTCCTTTGTATTCCCCTTGTCTAATTTCCATAGCGTCAATATCGACATATTCATTTGATCTGATTGCTAATTGCAAGTAGCCTTTGTACCCGAGTTGGAATTGTGCTTCCTTACATTTTTTCTTTTTATTGTTGTAAGGTACCATATAAAAATATCCAAGTTGAGGACTAGGTTTAAGATGTAAGCTTTGCCCTAATAATGCTGCACTGATAATTGTTTGTGGATCACATTCAGCCAAGGCAGGATTTGTATTAACTGCACTTGTAATTGATGTAATGAATTCTTGTGAATCAGTTGCACCAACCATTTGATGAATTTTAGTTCTCATAATGCTTGAATTGATTAAATTGTTAAATTTTTTGATACCAGCTGCTACTGGATTTTTAGTTGCTTGTTGTACCATGCTTTGTACTGCCATATTAGTTAATCTCCTTTACGTTATATTTATTGATTACTCCTGTTTGAGGATCACTTAATTCTTTTTCAGTTAGTTTGACTTCACTAAAGTTAAACGATGGATTGATGCTTTTGATTACATCCATGTATCTGTTCAACATTTGAAGTGCTGCTAAATCGCCCTCAAATTCAAATGTTCTTTTCCATTTTTGACCTTCAAATTTTGGAGGGGTTTGTTTTATTTCTGTAACGATATACTTATCATTTACGTTAGCAATCGTTTCATCACCACGTTTAATTGGTGTGTATTTAGGTTGATTTTCAACTGTTTGAGAAGCTTGTTTTTTGACTGCTTCCAACTCTTTTTGGTGTTGAAGTTCTGCTTCTTTTTGTTTCTTTTCAAACTCTTCCTTTTGATGTTGAAATTCTGCTTCTTTTTGTTGAGCAACCGCTTGTGATTGTTTTTTGATGTTGTCTACTTCATCAGTAATCATTTCAGTTACTTTAGGAAGACCTTCAGTATTTAAAAGAGCTTGATATTTTTTTCTTGAAATAAGCTTTTCATCAACATTTGCAATAAGACATGCATTGATGATTGTTTTTTCGACCATTTCTAAATTCAATTTGTCATTCTTTTCTTTTTCCATTAAAGCATTGAATTGTGCTTCAACTTGTTCTTCAAATTTCTTTTTGGATGTTGAAGCGTTAAGCCATTTTTCATCAAAAACGAACTGATCAGCATATTCCTTTGAAATCATCTTTCTAGAAATCAATACTTCTTTTAGTTGATCAATAGCTGCTTGACGTTCTTTTCTAAGAGCTTCTTTTTGCTTTTGAACAAATACATCCACATTTTCAGCCACAACACTTGCAGTATCATTTAAAGCTTTAACAACTGAACCAACTTTTTCTTCAAAATCCTTTAACGGTTCCATATATGCTTTTTTCAACGCTTTTCTTTCATTATCCAAGTTCTTTGCATAATTACGATACAAAGGAACCATTCCCGTTTTAGCTTTTACAAAATCTTTATAGTTCTTTTCATCAACGACTACACCTTTTTTAGCTTCAATTGCTGGAATCAATTTGACCATCTCGTCAATGTTAGAAACAATTGCCTCATTTGCTGGTCTTTTTTGAACTTCCAACGAAAGGTGTTTTTCATCAATGTCAACGTGTTCTTCAATAACTTCAGCTTTGGCCTCAACGACCTTTTCTTCAGTTGGTCTAAAGAATTCGATGACGTTGACAACTTTATAACGTTCATCAAGTTCTTGGTTAGCCGGTTGCCAGAAGATTGCGTTATCTTGTTTTAAAATGACAAATGCTTTATCTCCTGGATATGTTAGTTTGACAACTGGTTCTCCATTCACAAGAAAGCAGTTATTGATTGACAAGAAATTGATTACTTTTTCAAATTCTTCTTTGGTTGTGATTTTTACAGCTACTAGCTCATTAAGTAGCCCTGATTGAAACTCATTCATGTTCTTTCTTTTCCTCCTTTTAAGCATCTAAATTCATTGATAATTGACTGTTGTACTCTTTGATTTTCAAACTCACATTAACTTCAGGTGACCATGATTCAAGATATTCTTTCGCATTTTCAAATTCAGTCTTTAAAGTATCTCTAAATGATCCTAACTTGAAATAATTCTTGTAGTCTCTCCAAATGCTGCTGAAAATCTTTCTGCTCATTAATTGGTAGGCTCTCGAATCAACGCCTCCCAAAGATCTGATTACTGTTGCTTTAGCAATTCTTTCAAGTATATTTTGTTGTGAACTATCAATCGTTGTTGATTTTTCTAGGCTAGATACTTTTTCTTCTAGAACATCAACTCTTTGAGCTGTTTGTTCGTGTGCTTCAATTGTTAGCTTTAAAAGTTGTCTTGGATCAGTAGGTGCTTTAGCGTAAGACCCTGTCTTTCTTAATGTTGGTAAAACTTCTGATGTTACCCAACGTTTGAATTTTTTAGCATTAGGAAGTTTACTTGATAAAATTAATGAATATAATCCACTTTCATTAATTAACCAACTTCCACGTTGTCCTAACTCAGGGGCGTTTTGTCCTTGAGTTTTAGAATTAACTTTATCTTCTTCATCTACGTGGTCTAAGATTGCATGATTAACATCCTTATACCCTAATGCCTCAGCAACATCCTTTCCAACGAACCATGGCTCGTTATTAATAACTAAACTTCTTACTTCTCCAAATTCTTTATTTTGGAATATTTGTAATTCATTCATATAATCCCTCCTGTTTATTTTTTTAATTTAACTCTCTATAATGAAGTTATCAGTATTAATAACTCTGAAATTAAGATAGAAAGTAAGGTAAATTAAAATGACACTTATAAATAAATTTGATGCACAATCTATAGAAACTATCAGTAGAATAATTGGCAGCATTATGACTGGAAGCACAATCACTAAAATGCTTGAGCAGCTAAATATTGAAGACAATAGTAATCAGTCCACTAAATGGAGAAGACTAGATTTCGTAATGAGAGAAACTCAAACTACTTACGATTGTGGAAACAAAGTTTTAGAAATAATTAAATATGTATTTCATCCAACAAGTAGCTGGTTTTCTGATAACAATGAATATAAATCATATATTAATGAAATAAATAAATGCATTTCTTTTTACGGCTATGAGGTGCAAGAAGATGGCAATATTCATTTAATTAAATCTTCTAAAACTAGAACCCAAGCAAACGAAAGATACGATTCACTTAAATCAAAACTAATTGAAAGAAATATTCATCCTCAAATTCTTGAATTTTGCACTCAAGATATTGTTAATGAAGATTACTTTTCTATAATTTTTGAAGCGTCTAAATCCGTATACGATAGGATTAGAAAAATGACTGGCATAAACCTTGATGGCAATAGATTGATATATACTTGTTTTGATTTAAAATACCCAATAATTGTTTTTAATTCCCTTAAAACCGATACTGAAAAAAATTTATATAGCGGACTTAAAAATATTTTGCTTTCAATTGCTCAAATCGGGCGAAACCCTAAAGCTCATACACCTAAAATTTATTCATACGATAGTTTAGATAATTGTCTTGATATATTGAATCTGATTTCTTTTTCACATAAAATGTTAGATCAATGTTCCATAAACCAATTTGCCTTAGATGAGTTCATGAAAAGCAACTGATTCTACTTTCCCTAAAGAATCTTGATAAATATTTTCCATTCTTGTAGCATAAAAACATGCTACATTTTCGTTTGGAAAAATTAACGAATCACAGATGCATTTGGAAATAGTTCCAGATAAGCTGGATAAATAATATTTTTCATTTGCAATATTGACTGTAACTACGTATAACTTGCTAATTTCATTCATTGTGAACTTTTCCTTTCTAACTGACTTCTTTTAATTCTTTGTTTCTGTTTTCAAGGAACGGTGGTGGTGTTTGTGTTTCGATTAAATTCCAATACCACAATTCCGTTTTAAATAGGTATTTAGCATCTAGTACCAAATCATCATAGTGAAGATAAACAACTCTTGTTTCTTGTTTTCCTGCACCGTTGTTAGCCCAAGGAATATCAAGAATGGCATATAGGACAAAATGTCTTAATCCCGTTGTAATCATGTAATGCAGAACTTGGAAGTAGTAGCATATTGGAATATGATCATTAGTCCACTCTTTGAGCATTGCTCCGTTTTGAATGGTTGTTGATTTTATCTCCAATCCCCATTTTTCTTTAGTTGCAATTTCAATCATTGCCCCATCAAGATTTGCTCTTAAAAATGGATATTTCTTGTTTGACAAGCTGATATCTTTCGTATCAATCAATTCAAACTTGTTTTTATAAAGAACACCGAACAATTCAATGAGGATGGGTTCCAATGCATTCCCTTTTTCGATTGCTTCACTCGTTTGGAATACAGGCTTTTTAGCACCTGTCTTTTCCTCCCACAATTCATAAGGTGTTTTGTAATTGTTTACGTTCATTACAATTCCTGCATCAGAACCACCAATTCCTTTTCCTCTTAGGCTATGCCAATGTTTTTTATCTTTGACATAATCGACATTACAATTAGGAAAGAACTCCTCATAGTTCGTAGTTTCCATTTTCTAGATCCTTTTTAGCACTTGCTAATTCCTGATTGAGATAACCAAGTTGAAGATAATCATCACTATCTAGATGATCCTTGCACTCCATACACATGATTGAACCCTCAATATCAGCAACTCTTTCTTCTAATTCTTTCTTTTTCATCTTCTAACGCCCCTTTATATTGTTCTTGGATGTAGTTATTCAGTTCATTACAGCAATGATTGAAAGCATTTTTTGCTGGTGTAAACATTTCTTTGACCTTTTCAATGTCAACATTGATTGGAGCCATTTCTAAGAAAAGACTTCCTAAGATGTTCCAATCCCCGTGTGATAATACCGAAAGCGCATCTCCATCTTTCTTGATGCTTAGTTCTAATTTAAGTAACGGTACTGCTGGTCTTTCATCTACTTCCTTTTCAGTTGAACCAATTTGAACAACTTTGACATCTGCACCTGCAACTTTTGCAGTTTGGATGATGTCTTCTAATAATTTTTTATCCATAACTATTTCTCCCTTTTGATGTATATTTCGGTGTACTTGACACCAAAACTGTTACTTTGATTTTCTACCCATACGTCAATAACGTTATTCTTAATCGCTCCGCCACAATCTTCAGCCACGTAAATTTGGCCATCAATCATGACTTTACTTCCATATGGGATTATTTCAGGGTCAACAGCGATTGTATGATTGACTTGTGCCTTAACTCCTGTAGAAGTCAAGTCTCCATATTCATCTTCTCCAAACCAATACGCCGTAATTCTAAAGACCCCTAATGATCTTCATTTTTGAAGTTCTTCTACTTGACTTTGCAAGTTTTGAACTTCATTTTGTGTTTCCTGCATTTGTCCTAAAAGTTCATTGTAAGTATCTTTTAAAAGTGTATTCCTTGCTTTTAAATCAAATACTTCTTCTTGACTATCTACGATTTCATTTTGTAAATATTGGCCATGTAAATACATTCCGATATTTGCTGAAACTGAAATACCTAATGCAACTGCAAGAACCTTTGCTTTGTTTAGTTTCTTCATGAAATTCCTCCCTGTAATAATCTTTTTTGAGATTCAACTATTTCTTTGCAACTCTTGGCTTTTTCATAGTTGCTGACATCCAATCCTGCATAATCTCTTTGAAAATCAAGGATTTCTTTTTGAGAAAACTTCCAACCTTTTCCTAAATAGATAGGATTGAAAATACCTAATTCTACAAGATTTTGAAGTTGATTTTGAGAAACGCCCAAGTCTTCCATAACTTCTGGAAATTTAAGCATCTTTGTAGGTCTTGCTTCCATTAATATTTACCTCCTTTTTTTGTTTTTTAATTAATCCATATTTGCAATTCTTCCTGAATTTGTTTATAATTTATATGCTATGTTGGTGTCCTGTTTAAGGGCACTTTTTTTATAAACTTCTGACCAAAATTGCAAGACAGTTTCCAATGAAACAACCGATAATAACGATTGTGGCCAATCCTCTTGCTGATAGTTTCATAGTTTTCCTTCCCTTCTTGCTTTCAAAACAAAACTTGCCAAGTTGTAGTACATTTTCATAAAACTATCACGATCTTTTTTTAGATAAGCCAACATGATCAGTAATAAAATGTTAAGCAAAAATGATATACATAACCACCACTTCATAATTTCACATCCTTCCTATCTAAAAGTTTTATTAAATGCTTGCTCACGAACATTCTTATATTCATCTTTTGAAATAAGATCCAATTCATAACTAAGTTCAAGAACACCACACAAACACATGTACTGACTGGATGTAGCTGTACGTCGCATGCCAAGATTTGAACGTTTTTCTTGAATATCTTCATAAGAACAGTTTTCAAGTTCTTTTTCTGCCTCTTTTACAAGCTTGATTTACTTTTTCAAAAATCCTTTTTCAAATTGAATTCTCTTTTTAGCAACATTTATTTGTCTTGTTTTTGTCATAATCTTTTTCTTCCTTTCTATTACTAGCCATCAAGGAACCAACCTCTTAAATAAGATTTTGTATGGTATTAGTTCTTTTTTTATGTCTGTAGTTAGTAAATCATCAATGTTATTTCAATTATTGGAGGATTGAGATTGGCTCCTTGACGGCCAGTAATTTATTTGATTGTTGGACTATTTAGTCTTTATCCATTGATTAGAATTTCTTCAATAGCCTATCTATTTTAGGGATTATCCAAAGTAAAAATCTTGTGATAAAACCTTTATGAAGATTGTTATTTTTGTAAAGCTTATCTATAACATCAACAATCTCTGTTGAATCCATGTTGCTATATTCTTTGTTTGACTGTTTAAGCATTGTAATTTCTCCTTTCTTTCACCCCTATGCTTTGTGATATACTTAAATCAAGGAGGTGAAAAATATGCCTAATGATTTTAAATGTCCATACTGTAGTCATACTGCCGAACTCAATAATTCAACTTATCTAAAAGTTAAGTCCTCATTCGAATCACCTTATCATGGTTATAATCCACCTAAGGACAGCGAAGTTACACTTGGCATTTTTAAATGTCCACACTGCTCTGGTTATTCCATTAACGCTCAAGGAACTGGTCCTAAAGTAAAAACCGATGTAGTTCATATAAAACCTATTTCTTTGGCAAAACAGTTTCCTGATTACATTCCAAAAGCTATAAGACAAGATTATGAAGAAGCTTACGCTATCGTTAATTTAAGTCCTAAAGCATCAGCAACCTTATCAAGGCGTTGCTTGCAAGGAATGATTAGAGATTTTTATAAAGTCAAACCATCTACGCTATTTAAAGAAATTGGCCAACTTGAACATAAAATTCCAGTAATGCAATGGAAAGTTCTTGATGGAATAAGAAAACTCGGTAATATTGGCGCTCACATGGAAAATGATATAAATGTAATAGTTGATATTGATCCAGGTGAAGCAGAAAAACTTCTTAAAGTAATTGAAAAGCTTTTACAAGATTGGTATGTAGAAAGACACGAAACCGAATTACTTTATAGTGATATACTTGCAATATCTAATGAAAAAGTTAAGGCTAAGAAAGAGTAATTAAATTTGCTCTTTTTCTTTTCGAGGATCTTTATCAAATAGAAAATGATAATTACCTTCTCTATCTTTTTCATAGTAAAGCTCTACGAATCTACATACATCTTCTTTAGTACCTTTACCTCTTAAAACAGTTACAACTAACAATGTTCTTTCCTCAACATTGTCTACCCTTTCACATTTTTGTTTTTGCATTTCTCATCACCACCTTTTTTTGATGTTTTCAATCAAGAAAGAAATACAAAAGCTGAACAAACTATCCAAAAATATTGCCAAGTGCATTGAATAAAACATAAAATGCTAAAGGATAAGATATAGCCCAGCATATAAGGGCTTTTCTTTTTGGCATCAAATAGCACCCTGTAAGACTTAAAATTAAGCTTACGATAGCAGCAATCCAAAGTATCATGATTATTACCCCTTTCTGTAAGGTTCTCTTTTATTTGTGCCGTCAAAGCAAACTATAACCTTACTTCATTGAATTGATTGACTGCATCAATCATGTTTTTAGAGATTTCTTTTTTTAAAACAACTTATTAAAATCGTTTATAAGATTTTCCAATCTTTCTGTAGTGGCTTCTATTTCAACAATGATTTCTTTTAATTTTTTTAATTGCTTTAGATTCATTTTTTGTAAAAGCTTTAAAAGTTCTAAAGTTTCGTGCTGATTTAAGCCATTCATTATAAGATCTCCTTTCGTTTTTCAAATTATGCTTTAAGCGTTATTTTTTTCTAAAAAAAGAAGTTGGTCGTATTTGACGCCATAAACACTTTCTATTTTTTTTAGCATCAGAACATTTGGATAAGTTTTCCCTCTTTCATAATTGGATAAAACATCGTCACTAATTCCTAATCTTTTTGCTGCTTCTTTCTGAGATAATCCTAGTCTGTCTCTTGCAGTTTTTAATGTGTACATTTGTTTTACTTCTAACATATAAGTACCTCCTTTCTATGTCTATATATTATCACGCTTAAGGCGTAATGTCAACGGATATTACGTTTTTTTATGCTTTTTGTTGCTTTTTTTACGTTAAAAGCATATTATTATATTATAGAAAGGATGATAGATATGTCAGATTTAGGAAATCGTGAAGTCATGGCTGCAAATATAAAATACTTTATGACATTACATGGAAAATCAAGAAGGCAAATGTGTGAAGATTTAGGATTTGCATATTCAACTTTTTCTGATTGGGTTAACGGAAAAAAATATCCACGTATTGATAAAATTGAAATGATGGCTAATTATTTTAATATTTCAAAGGCAGATTTAGTTGAAAGAAAACAAAAAATAGATTTAACCGAAACAGTAGATAATCTCTACAAAATAGACAAAATAAAACTTCCCTTGTTAGGAAATGTCGCTTGCGGAGAACCAATATATGCTGACGAAGATAGAGAAAGCTATATTATGGTTGGTACTGACATGAAGGCTGACTTTTGTTTAAAATGTCAGGGCGATTCAATGATCAACGCAAGAATATATGATGGAGATATTGTTTTTGTTAGAAAACAAGATATTGTAAATAATGGAGAAATCGCGGTTGTAATAATTGATGATGAAGCCACGTTAAAACGCTTTTATTATTATAAAGAACAAAATCTTGTTATCTTAAAACCTGAAAATCCAAAATACGAAGATATTGTTTTGTCAGGTGATAAATTAAATGAGGTAAAAGTACTTGGAAAAGCTATTGCTTTTCAAAGTGATATTATTTAATGAATTAGCTAGGAGGAATATTAATGAAACCTCGATTTATATTTAGTGATTCAGATTACAAAATTCACAAATTAGAAGAAATTGAAAAGATAACTTCTCGTCAAGAATTATATGATTTTTTTTGGGAAATATTTAGAAGTTACAAAGATCAAATAAATGCTTTTTGCCCTCATTGTGGCGATGAAAGGAAGATGGAAATTGAATTAAAACATTTCGATAATACTCCCAACCCTTATAGATATCCAATAGGAGCCCCACATGGAAATGTCCATCCAGTTGATCCGATATCAACAGAAGAAAAAAAATCTGTTGGAATCTCTAAATTTCCAATAATCTTAAAATGTACATGTTTGCAATGCAATTCTCAAGTAGTAGTTTTAATTTATTTAGATGTTAATCAAAAATTAAAATATGCTTTTTTATATGACACCTATACTGGAGCGGTTACTCCTAACACTCCTGATGAAATTAAATATTATTTAACAGAAGCTTTTAAATGTAGATCTATAGGTGCATACAGTGCAGCGGTAGCAATGTATAGAAGTGCTTTAGAATGGTTAATGTACCTTAATGGCTACAAAGATGGTATGTTAGGAAAAAAATTAAATATCTTTTTTAAAGATATTAATAATAAAAAAGCTCCTAAATGGGCATATAGTATTCCAAAAAATATTCTTGAAGTAATAAAAAAATTAGGAAATGAATCTATTCACACAAATGATGGTAATTTATCAATCCAAGATAAAATGGATATTGATTTAATACATAAAATTGATTTAGCGTTTAAATATATCTTGGAAATAGCGTATGAACAGCCTCGAAGGCTCTTAGTTTTAAGTGAACAATTTAATAATATATAGTAATAATATATATTATTTAGCAAAGAAAAATGTGAATAAAAAAGACACCCTTTCATTGGCCGTGAAAGAGTGCCCGAGTGCTATAATTTTGTTTTGACGACACAAATAAATAGCACTCCTATTATACACTAAAAATATTAGGAGGTAAATATATTATGATTAGAAAAAGAGAGTCTAAAAAGGCTAAAAATGGCTATGTTTATGAAGTGATCATAAAATATAAAGATTTTTCAGGAAATCAAAAGAGAATATCCAAGAGTGGATTTGTAAGAAAAGTAGATGCGGAAAGATATGCTGATGAAACACTATCAAAGATAAAAGAAAATATGCATTTAAAAACTGAAAAGCATACATTTGATGATATATTTCAACTATATATTATCAACGACCCTTTTACCAAAGAATCAACAAAGTATGTTAGAAACTCTGTTTATAATAAGCATTTGAAAGATACAATGGGTAAATGTGATATTTCAAAGATTGATTATGAATATATTCAAAATACATTGAATGAATTCGCCAAAAACAATACAAAGCAAACAATTGAAAACATTTATAAAATCATTAATGGAGTATTTACTTTTGCATATAACAATAACTATATTTCAAGAAAGCCTTACGTGAAACTAAAATTAAATGGTATCAAAACACAAAGTAAGAAAAAAACTATTACACTTGAAGAATTTAATATGCTTATCGATAGATATAAGCATCCTAGAAGAGATAAAATCCTTGAAAGTGATAATTACATAGTCGCTCTCTATATTGGATTATATACAGGTATAAGAATAAGCGAATGTCTTGGTTTAAAAAGAGAAGATGTTGATCTACAAAAAAATATAATTTCAATCAACAAACAAATTCAAAGAGTTGGTACTGAAATAAAAGAAACAACTTTAAAATCAGATGCAAGTTATCGTAGTCTTCCTATCTCAAATGAATTGCATGATATCTTAGAAAAACATTTTAAAAAGTATCCTGAAAGTGAATATGTTGTTTTTGATAAAGATATGAATTATATGAAATCCGAAAAGCTACGTAAGTCACTTGCTCGTTCTTGTGAGAAATTAGGAATTACATTTAACTATCATATGTTAAGGCACATGTTCATAACCCAACTTTACAATAAAGGTGTTGACATCAAAGTTGCTCAATCTCTTGCTGGACATTCAAGCTATCAAACAACTGCAGATATTTATACTGAATTAGACCAAGAAAAAACAGTTAATTTCAACACATCAAATTTATATAACTAAAAGGCAAAAATGGTAAATGCCCTTTTTTAAATTTTCGACACCCTATTCGACACCTTTTTAGCCAAGTTTTAGAAATACACCTATGAGGTAGCTACGAGGTACCTACATCAATTTTAAGGAACATATTGAAAAATCAAGGGTTTCTCATAATAAATACCTACGAGGTAGCTATGAGGTAACTACGTTTTTTACTGGTGTTATTGGTATGGGTAACAACCCAATGGTTGGAGCTACTGTAGCTGTTGCTGTTGCAATTGAAGAAGCTTGTAAATAATTAGAATTTTCCTAAAAAAGCTAAAAAGCCTTGATTTTATCAAGACTTTTTTTGTTATATTAATTCTTTATCATATCAAAATATTTGTTTTTTAGTTATAATATAGTTAGGTGATAAATATGTACAAAAGTTTTCAAATAAAATCAAATTATGATCAACTAAAATTAGATGGCATTATTATTTCTTGTGAAAACCCAAAAGGAATTGTACAAATTTCTCATGGTATGTGTGAGCATAAAGAGAGATATATTCCGTTTATGCAGTATCTGGCAAAGCTTGGATATGTGGTGGTGATCCATGATCACAGAGGACATGGAAAAAGTGTAAAACATCAGGATGATCTCGGCTTTACA